TTTTTTTTTCAAAGAAGAAACCGGCTGACTACCGGAGGAGTATTGCTTAGCAAGAAACTGATAAAGTTCATTGAACCCTTCTCATGAGTATTGCTAACTGAGTGTTGGATTAGCAAGAAAGTGGAAGGGGGAAATTTTCAATAATCTTTTCTCCAAGAGGTGTTATCGTGAGGTAGCATTCGTGAGAAGTCTATGATTATCATAGTGTAAGAAGAGGCGAGGTTGTGCATGGGATCCCACCCCTGGTAGGATCTCCATGCGTTCAACGATCTCCCCCTCTTCCTCTCCTGCAAATTCTGTCGAGAATTGGAATCCAACTCCTTCGACAAGAATCACTGTACACTCCTGCCATCGTGGTCCTTGTGGGAAAATCCCATCAAGGATTGGAAGGTCAAGAGAAGCAGCGTGCATGCGTTTTGTACGCACTCCCCATGGGAGTGATTTGTAACCACGCGAGATTTTCTCGTTTCTGTGGTCCCAAATCGAAGCGTAGGCACGTGATTCATGAATTGCTCTTAGCAAATCATGAACTGGAATCCACCCTTCCCGCTTGGCTTGTTTCAAGCGTTCGCGGAAACGGGTTTCAACTGGCATATTGTCAGTAACGTCATGAATACTCGCCTGTGGCAAGTATTCAAAGAGTTCGCCCAACGGCTCGTCATCATCTTCGATACTTATTCCTCTGGAAAAGTTTCTAGATGTTGACCACCGCGCAAGTATCTTACCAGCCTTCTCAGAACCCTGTTCTCGGTGAAGAATGAGGTTCCGATGGGGTAAAGGTAACATACTGGCAACCAGGCTTGCTTTCGGTCCTGTCAGCCCGAGCCCTCCCCATTCCTTTGGAATGAAGATCTCAGGTTTGTACTCGATAAACCGCCTCATGTTTCTTAGAAACATAAGGGTCATAGAGTTACAAAGGTCCTTATAGGGGGACCATGACATTTCCTTTGACAACTGAGATGCCTTTCCAAAGGAAGGGTTAATCTCATCATCCCCATGGGATGATTTTGTCTCAGGCGAAAGTAATCTTGGTTTTGGGACAGATATCTCTGTGCTTTCCCTGACATCTAGAAGTTGTTGGCAGTAGAGTGTGGAGTATTGGAACACTCCCCACTTTTCCATCGAAGGGACCATAGTGGTAACCTTCGAGGCTTCTGCGTACCGCTTCATAATCTCAAGGTCGTCATCGGCGTCAATCTGATCGTCACCTGCAGTCGCAAAGAGAGGACCTGGGCCAGATCCTCGCGCATAGCAATTTGCTACAAGCGCAAGGAAGGTTAAAATAACCTTTGTCCCAGGCTCTCCCATAAGACACCCCGAGTTGGTGGTTGTTACAACTCCTTTCTCGGTTATCTCCCTTGGAGATAGTAGTAGTCTTATGTAGTTCTTTGCATATGAGTTTCTGTCACACCGAAGGGCTGTTAGTAAACAGTCCGTCGATATGATACCAGCCTCATGTTCTATATTATCGGTAGCCGACTCAAAGTCGCCCACCATAACATAGCGTGGGAGAGGCTTTCCTTTGGAAAGCTTCAACCACTCATGGAGCTGGTAGCCTGATCCCAATCCGGCCCTAAGGGCAGGATGGGACTCCAAGAGTTCACGCATTGCGTGAGCAAATGGTTGGCCATAAACTATAAAAGCAGCTTTAGATTTGGTGGCAATGCGTACTTTGCACCCGGGCTCTCCAAGAGCAGTCCGAGTGACAGGCATAGGTTTCCCAGTGGGAGACCCATCTCTGTTCAAGTACCCTTCCATACATAATGTAAAGAAGGACCATGAAAAGAGTTGGAATCCAACTCTTTCTTGCTCGCCATCGGCGAAGTCTTCAGTGAAGAGTCCTGTGATGGTCTTTAAACCCCCAGGGAGGTCCCGAGCTTCGGGATACCCTGGTGGCTTGACGGTCTTCCATCGTGGAACACCGCTGATTTCTACGATAAGTTCACCACTAGGCAGAACAAGGTCCTGGGGCTCCATTGGAGCCTCCAGTAACCAAGCTTTGAGGCAGGAAAGGACCCATGTCCTCTTCCCGCCCATCGACCTAGTGGCCTCATAACACGACGAATTCGAAACAGATACATGTCCAGATTTGGTTTGAAACCATCTATCTGGTACACATCGGAGAATCTCCGATGCTGCTATCTCTGAGTAGTTGATGAGGGTCTCTCGAGATTCCTTGGTTAAGCTATTACCTTTGGTAAGAGCTGCCAGGTGTTTCTCTAGAGCTTCCTTCTTGGTGACAAAGTCGCCAGCTGGAAGACCCCTCTTGTCGGATAAGATCCTGCAATATGCACGTTCTTTCTGACTCAACTGCTCAGGTTTCAAGTCCATCCAAGTTCCTTTTGGTAGAGCTGGAAACCAGCTCTCCCATTGGGGCATCGGGGTTACGGCACCTCCATAATGGAGTTGTAAGAAAAGGGAGAATTTCCCCCACTTCTTGCTAACCGTGTGCACGCTATTCGTTGAGGTGACCTCATGAATAGCAATAATCCACCATTGAACTTTAAAATGAGATACAGATGCCGTTTCCTCGGGAAACCCAAGGGCAAGCACAGTGTCTATCCAAGTCCAGACCGATAGGAATTTCCTAATAGTCTTACATCGCGATTCCAGAAGCTTTTCAAAAGCCCCCTTTACACCACGATGATTGGTGACTGTATTACGTCCCCGTAATTGTGATCTCTGCCTCATTGTGAGGAAAGAATCACGCTTACGGTAGAGGTAACCGTACAGACTCTCACCATTCGCAAAGCGAATGGAAGAGTATTGCTCAACAGATCTAAAGACTGTGTCAAGGTCTTCGCGAGTAACAACCTTACTAAGGTCATTACCCTCTGCTGATTGAACTCCCGCTCCTCCCGTACCCAACCGGCTCACGCCGGCTGGACTTAAGGTTGGAAACATAAGAGAGCCTCTCTCTAGGGCTATCAGCGGATAGAGAGTTTCTCTCGAAAAAAAAAAA